TCAGGCTGGCTGGCGTCGCCTTATCATGCGGCGCGCCGGCGAAACCGGCGAACGGCGCGACAAGGCCGGCCGTGGCGTCATTGCCGATGCCTTTGCTGACGCTCGCGATTGCCCCCCCCCCGCAGCGAAGTGCGACAAGGCGCCGCTGACCTTCGAACAGCAGCTGGCGCGGGTCGAACGTGGCGAGGTCGGGATTGCGCCCGCATTTCACCCATCACGGCCGGCGCCAGACCAGACGCTCGGCGGCGTGGGGAGTAGTCTCGAATGAACGTCGCCGCATCGGTCCTCAGGCGCCACAAAACGACGCACGGCCGGCAGGCACACGGCCATATGCCTGTCGTGCTCGGCGCGCTGGATCCGGCCTATCGCTATGGCCGGACGATCTTCCCGACGCGCGTGTTCGATCCCGACGAAGTTCAGCGGGTGCTGAAAGACGGCCACCAAAGCCGCAAAATCGGCAAGTTCGTCACCAAGGGCGCGCGCCGCGGCTGGCCCCTGTTCACGCTGACGTTGGAAGAGCGCGCGACCTGCCCGCGGACGTGCCTCGCTTGGTCCTATTGTTACGGCAACAACATGCAGGCGGCCGAGCGGATCACCGCCGGATCCGCGCTCGATGAAGCGCTTTGGAACGAGCTCCTGGCGCTGCAATTCGCGCATCCCAAGGGCTTCATGGTCCGTCTGCACGTCCTCGGCGACTTCTATTCGCTTGCCTATGTGAAGCTGTGGAAGCGGGCGCTCGCGGCATTTCCCGCTCTGCATGTTTTCGGGTTCACGGCGCGGATTCCCGGCACGGAGATCGGCGACGCGCTGCTCGAAATGGTTACCGAGCAATGGGACCGCTTTGCTGTTCGCTTTTCCGGCATGGACGGGGCGACGCTTGGCTCGCAGCTGATGCCGGACGCTCATCCGCAGGCGATCCCTTGCCCGGCGCAAACCGACGCGACCGACTGCTGCGCAACCTGCGCGCTGTGCTGGAATAGCAAGCGCTCCATCGCGTTCGAGAGGCACTGAATGAACGCGCCCGATCCCTATCGCGCCTTTCTCGAGCAGAAGATCATCGCGCCGCCGGCGCTTGGGCTTCCGTGCGAGCCGGATGAGGTCAATCCGCTCCTGAAGCCGCACCAGCGCGCCTGCGTCGTCTGGGCGGTGCGGGGCGGCCGGCGCGGGCTCTTCCAGTCGTTCGGGCTCGGCAAGACGGTGCAGCAGCTGGAAATCGTCCGGCTGATCACGACAAAGACCGGCGAGCTCGGCCTGATCGTTGCGCCATTGGGCGTCCGCCGCGAATTCATGCGCGACGCGGAGATGCTCGGGGTCAATCTCGCATTCGTCAAAAGCGATGCCGAGATCGCTGCGCTCCGGCCCGACAATGACGTCGATCCGCCGATCTTCCTCACCAATTATGAGAGCGTCCGCGAGGGCAAGATCGATGTTGGCCGTTTCGGCTGCGTCAGTCTCGACGAAGCGGCCGTGCTGCGCTCCTACGGGTCAAAGACCTACCAGGAGTTCCTGCCGCTTTTCGAGCACGTGCCCTATCGCTTCGTCGCCACCGCGACGCCGAGCCCCAACCGTTACAAGGAGCTGATCCATTATGCCGGCTTCCTCGGCATCATGGACACCGGCCAGGCGCTGACCCGCTTCTTCCAGCGCAACAGCGAAAAGGCCAACGACCTCACGCTCTATCCGCACAAGGAAGCGGAATTCTGGCTGTGGCTCAACAGCTGGGGCGTCTTCCTGCAGAAGCCGTCCGATCTCGGATTTTCAGACGATGGCTATGACCTTCCGCCGATCACGGTGCGCTACCATTCCGTTGCCTGCGATCTGTCGGATGCCGGCGTTGAAGGAAATGGCCAGCATCGCCTGATCCGAGACGCTGCGCTCGGTGTCGTAGATGCGGCGCGCGAGAAGCGCGACACGCTCGGAAACCGCATCGCCAAGGTCAAGGAGGTCGTCGACCAGGCGCCGGACGAGCGTTTCCTCATCTGGCACGACCTCGAGGACGAGCGCCGCGCGATTTGCGCCGCGCTGCCTGCCGCCAAGGCCGTCTATGGTTCACAGGAGCTCGACGCGCGCGAGGAGATCATCGGCGACTTCGCGGACGGGCGCTTGCCGATCCTCGCTGCCAAGCCGGTCATGCTCGGCTCCGGCACGAACCTGCAGCGGCACTGCCACCGCGCAATTTTTGCCGGCATCGGGTTTAAGTTCAACGATCTCGTGCAGGCAATCCATCGGCTCCATCGCTTCCAACAGGAAAAGCCGGTCGAGATCGACATCATCCACGCCGAAACCGAGACCGAAGTGCTGCGGACGCTTCAGCAGAAGTGGAAGCGCCACGACGAGCTGACCCGGCGCATGAGCGCGATCATCCGCGAATACGGCCTCAATCATGAGGCCGCGGCCGAGACCTTGAAGCGCACGATCGGCTGCGAGCGGCGCGAGGAAAGCGGCGGGAATGGCCTCTGGCGCATGGTCCGCAACGACTGCGTCGATGAGGTTCGGCACATGGTCGATAGCAGCGTCGACCTGGTGGTGACGTCGATCCCTTTCGGCAATCAATATGAATATTCGGAGAGCTATAACGACTTCGGTCACACAGACGATCACGCGCATTTCTTCGAGCAGCTGGATTTCCTGACGCCCGAACTGCTCCGGATCCTCAAACCGGGCCGGGTCGCCGCGGTGCACGTCAAGGACCGGATCCAGTTCGCGAGCGTCACGGGCATGACCCGGCCGACGGTCGAGCCGTTCCACGCCGACACGATCGCTCACTTCCGCAAGCACGGCTTCGGCTACATGGGCCTGAGGTTCATCGCCACCGACGTCGTCCGCGAGAACAACCAGACCTACCGCCTGACCTACAAGGAGCTGCGCAAGGACTCGACCAAGATGGGCTGCGGAAGCCCCGAGTTCCTGCTGCTGTTCTTCAAGCTGCCGACCGACCGCTCCAACGGCTATGCCGATGAGCCGGTCACCAAGAACGCCGACGAATACAGTCTCGCGCGCTGGCAGATCGACGCCGATGCACTGTGGCGCTCGAGCGGCGACCGGCCGCTGACCTCGGCGGAAATGGCGCTGATGCCGCCGGACACGCTCGCCAAGCTGTTCCCGGCATGGTCGATCCAGGACATTTACGACCACGAGCAGCACGTTGAGATCGGCGAAGGGCTTGCCGAGCGCCAGGCTCTCCCAAAGACCTTCTCGGTTCTTAAACCCGGCACGCTGCGCGATGACGTCTGGACCGATGTGGTTCGGATGCGCACGCTCAACAGCGAGCAGTCACGGCGCCGCGTCGAAGCTCATATCTGTCCGCTTCAGTTCGACATCGTCGATCGCGCAGTCCGGCTCTATTCAAACCCGGGCGATCTCGTGTTCGATCCTTTCGCGGGCCTCGGCACGGTCCCGATGCGCGCGATCAAACTGGGCCGCCGCGGCGCCGGTGTCGAGCTCAACGAAGTCTCGTGGCGCGATGCGGTGCACTATTGCCGCGAAGCCGAAGCAGAGCATGCGGTCCCATCGCTGTTTTCCATGCTCGAGGCGGAGGCGGCCTGATGCGCCGCGGGGGAGCATCGCAGCTATCGTCCAGCCGAGCGAAGGCCGCGCTGTCGATGCTGCTCGCAGGCTGCACGCCGGAGCGGCTGGCGTCGTTCACGGTCGAGGGCTTGGCCGGGTCGTACAACGTGCCGGTCTCGACCGTCGAGAAGATGCTGGCGCAGGCTCGACAGGGGCAAATGCTGTGAACGCCGAGGTCGTTCCCGGCGTGTCGCGGCCGCCGCGAAGGGAAGATTACGAGCCTATTGTCCGTGGGCTTCGCCCCTTCATCGAAGGCGAGGAGCTGGTGCTGCGCTCGTCGCTGCTCCTGATGCGCGACCGGGCGATGGCGACAAAGTTCAGTGCCTGCGAACCATCCTGGCACCTTCTTGAAGTCGTCGAACGCGTCGCATCGGAAAACGCGATGAACTGGCGCGTCACGATCGAAGACCTGCGCGAGATCAGACGACTCTGCGTCATGTGCGTCACCAATGCGTCCGGCTTCGATGCGTTGTTCCAGCCGCGGCTTCGTCTAGACGAAGGGGAGGCGGATGCCGGTGAGTGACTACGAGGACGATCCGTTCGAAGGCTACGCGCCGGACATTCCCGTTCGCCAGCCGCGCGCGCCGTCCAACGACGAGATGCCGCCCTGGCTGCGCGAGGTCCCGCCTCATGGTGAGGCGATCAAGACCCCCCAGCCGATCGTCGCGACGCCGTTCACGTGGCGCGACGAGAGCGAAATACCCGCGCGCCAATGGCTTTACGGCAAGCACCTGCTGCGACGCTTCGTCAGCGTCGACGTCGCCGCCGGCGGAACCGGCAAGTCAAGCGTCAAGATCGGCGAGGCGCTCGCTATGGCGTCAGGCCGCGCGCTCTACGGCATCGACGTGCATGACGGCCCGCTGACCGTCTGGCTCTACAATCTCGAGGATCCGGCCGAGGAATCGGAACGGCGCATTCACGCCACCGCCAAGTGGTTTCATCTCAGCCCCGCGGACGTCGACGGCCGGCTCTACGTCGACAGCGGCCGCGATCAGCGCTGCGTCATCGCGACAGAGACCGAATATGGCGCCCGCATCGCCCAGCCCGTTTATGAGCAGATCAAGGCCCAGCTGCTCGAGCGCAACATTGACGTCCTCACGATCGATCCGTTCGTTTCGAGCCATGAGGTCAGCGAAAACGACAATCGCGCGATCGACGCCGTGGTCAAGGCATGGGGCCGCCTCGCCGACGAATGCAACTGCTCGATCAACCTGGTTCACCACGTCCGCAAGGGCAACGGCACCGAGACCAATGCCGACAGTGCCCGCGGCGCCAAGGCGCTGGTTGACGCGGCTCGGAGCGTGAACGTCTTCAACCGCATGAGCCCGGATGAGGCCTCACTGGCCGGCATCGCCGAAGATCAGCGCGGTTTCTATTTCAGGGTCCAGAACGACAAAGCGAACCTCGCGCCGCCGGACAAGGCGACGTGGTATCGAATGAATAACGTCTCCCTCGGCAATGGCGATCAGGTCGGGGTGGCGTGTCCGTGGCGGTGGCCGGAGCTGTTCGAAGGCATATCGACACGCCATCTGATCGCAGTTCAGAAGGGCGTTGCGGAAGGCGAATGGCAGGCTGACCCGAGGTCGAAAGAGAAATGGGTCGGCATTCTCGTCGCGCAAACTCTTGATCTCGATCTCGACGCGAACCGCAAGCGCATCTCCAAGATCTTCGGTGACTGGGTTGCGAACGACCGCTTCGTGATCGTCGAAAGGGAGAACGAGCACCGCAACATCCGCAAGTTCGTGGAGGTCGGAAAATGGGTAACGGACTAGCTGCGTCGGTTGCGTCGGTCGCGATGAAACAGGGTCATTTTCCTGAGATTTGCGCCATTTCAACCAACGCAAACCCGACCAACGCACGACCGACGCACGACCGACGCAAAACGGCGGAAAACCGCGAAATTTGTAAGGCGCTAACGACGCACAACCGACGCAGCGAAGGTGCGTCAGTTCCCTACGGTACTACGTACCTAGGGGAACTGAACGACACCAGCACCGGAGCTGATCACCGACGCACGACCGGAGGCCGCCCATGATCACGCTTGCGCTCCTGGCCTGCCTCGCGCCGACCGCCATCGACGGTGACACCCTCAAGTGCTCCGACGGCACACGCATCCGCATCTTCGGCGTCAATGCGCCAGAGGTTGGACAGCCCGGTGCTGATGTCGCGACGGCCAACCTGGCGCGGATCATCGTCGGCGGACTCGCCTGTGAAATCCGCGGCGCCAGCTACAGCCGTCTCGTCGGCCGGTGCGAAAACGCGGCGCGCGAGGACATCAGCGCCGATCAGCTGAAGGGCGGCTTCGCGGTCGAATGGTGCGCCTATTCGAAGGGTTACTACGGGACGTGCGCGATCGCTGCGCAACGGGGAGGCGCACGATGACGAACGCGTCCGAGTTCAGGGAGGGTGTGATGCAGGCGTTGAAGGTCATCGATTTGCCGGAGGGCCGGCCCCCTCTCGCGCTCGACTTGCCGGGCGACACGACGTTCGACGAGTGGGTCGCAATCGGTCGCCGGCTGTGTCTCGGAAGCCAGGCCCTGCAGTGGCACATCGGAGACTGGTGGGCATTCGGCGATCATCGCTATGGTGATCGTGCGAAAGCCGCGGCGGAGGGATTGTTCGGACGCGAGTTCGGCAGCCTGATGAACCTCGCCACGGTCGCGCGGACGTTCGAAACCTCACGGCGCCGTGAGCATCTAACGTTCACCCATCACGTGGAAGTCGCGAGCCTTCCCGCAGAGACCGCCGAGGAATTGCTCGAGAAGGCCGAGCGGGAGCATCTCTCGACCCGCGATCTTCGCCGCGAAGTGCAGGCGATCAGGGTGGCGAACGATCCTCAGCCGGGCCCGGTGGAAGTCGAGCCCGAACCGCGAGCGTCCAAGCCCATCCCATCTCAGACGACGCGCGCCGAGCTCACGGTCGCCTACGAGATGGTCATCGAGTTTGCGGAAGCGCTGCAGCAACTTCGGCCGCTCACCCGGCGCGAAACCGATCTCCTGGCAACGGCCATGACATTCGTCGACGAGGCGCATTCCGGTCATCGTCCGTGCCCCGAGGATTTCGAGGTGATCTTCGTCGAGCAAGGGCGGCTTGCCTGCGAAACGTGGTACGGAGCTTCACGGCTGACGGTAAATCGCTGGCTGATCGAACGCGGCAAGTCGCGTCTCATCGCCAAGCGCGCCGAATTCGTCAGGTTCCAGCGCGAGCAGCTTCATCCGCAGTCCGCCGTTCGCGAGACGGTCGCTGTGCGCCAGATCGACGTGCACCTTCACGCGTTGGCGAAGGAAGCTGCGTCGTTCCTGCGCGTCAGCCGGTATGGCGGATGGATGATTACCGAAACCGGCGATGGTGACTGGCGCGTGGGCACTGTCCGCAAGACCGCCGACGAGCTGATCGCCATGGCTGAGCGTCAGGGCTTCGACAGCGAGGCGGCACGAAAAGAGGTCGACGCGGAGTGACCTACATCAGCGATAGGGTGGCGAGGTAGAAGGCTGACGATGTCCGGCCCCCTCAAGAATGCCCGTCACGAGCGCTTTTGTCAGGAGCTGGCGAAGGGCAAGTCGCAGTCGGAGGCATACAAACTTGCGGGATACAATTCGACTGGGAATGCAGCTGAGGTCGCCGCTGCGCGCCTGGTCAGGAATGTTCAGGTGTCGGCGCGTCTCGGACAACTGAAGCAAGCGGCTGCGGAGCGAACCGTCGTCACCGTCGAGGGAATCACCCAACGCCTTCTAAAGATTGCGGAAAAAGGCGAAGGCGCGAAGGATGCACCATTGCTGTCGGTCGGCCGCGCCGCGCTCATGGACGCGGCCAAGCTCAACGGCCTGATCATCGATCGCAGCAAGGTCGGCCTCGACCTGTCGGGAGCCACAGACGAAGAACTCGAAGTCCTTGAACGTCTTCTCTCTCGATCCGCAAGAAACGCTTAGGCAGGTCCAGGCGGAGCGCGCTCGCAGGTCCGAGCACGCGGCCGCGTTGGAGTCCGAACGGCTACTCGAAGCGGAGCGCAAGGCCAAACTAGACCACGACGCCGAGAAGGCGCACTGCGGGGCGGACGCGGATGGCATCGTCTACTGGTTCAACAACTATTGCTGGACCTACGACCCTCGCCTGATCGGCAAGCGCGGCGACGATGGCCAGATGCTGAGCCCGTATACCCGTTTCGTGCTGTGGCCCAAGCAGGCCGAATTCATCCACTGGCTGCACGAGCGCGTCGAGGCCAACGAGGAATGGCTGACCGAGAAGAGCCGCGATGCCGGCGTGTCGTACCTGTGTTGCGGCTATGCGCTCAATCGCTGGCTGTTCGCGGAAGGCTTCAAGGCGACGTTCGGCTCGCGCAAGGCTGAATACGTCGATAAGTCCGGACAGCCCGACAGCCTTTTCGAGAAGATCCGTATCATGCTTCGGCGCATGCCGGAGTGGATGGTCCCGGAGAACTTCAACTGGGCGCGCGACAGCTTGTTCATGCGCCTGGTTAATCCGGCGACGGGCGCGATTATCTCCGGCGAAGGCGGCGAGGACATGGGCCGCGGTGGCCGGTCGAGCCTCTACATCGTCGACGAGGCCGCGTTCCTGCAAAATGCCGAGAGCGTCGAGAAGGCGCTCAGCGGCAACACCGATTGCGTGGGATGGGTCAGCTCGGTCAATGGCATGGGCAACCTGTTCGCCCGCAAGCGCCATTCGATTCTCAAGCCTCGCCAGATTTTCCGGCTCCATTGGCGTGACGACCCGCGCAAGACCGACGAATGGGCGCAGGCCAAGGAAGCCAGCCTGTCGGATCCCGCAGCCTGGGCGAGCGAGTACGAGATCGACTACGCGGCATCGCTCGAAGGCGTGTGCATCCCCGCGAAATGGGTCGAGGCAGCTAAGCGGATTGCCGAACTGGAGCCGGACATCCTCACCACCAACCAGCCTGGCGTGGCCGGGCTCGACGTCGGTGCCGGCAAGGCCAAGTCGATCGTCATCAATCGCCGCGGCCCTGTCGTAGACAAGCCCGAATCGCGCGGTGATCCTGACACAATCGGTACCGCGCACTGGGCACTCGACATCGTCACCAAGGCCAAGGCGCAGCGCATGAACTTCGACAGCGTTGGTGTCGGCGTCGGCGTCACATCCGCGCTCAAGCATGGTCCGGAACTGAAGCTGAAGGTCGTTCCGGTGAACACCGGAGACAGCCCCAATGAGAACCGCCGATGGGAAGATGGGCGGACGTCGGTCGAGATGTTCGGCAACCTCAAGGCTGAGCTCTGGTGGCTGGCGCGCGTGGCGTTCCAGCGTACCTATCAGCATGTCCTGCACCTCGAAGGGAAGACGGAGGCCGAGGGCGCGAAGAAGCATCCGCTGTCGGACCTCATCGTCATGCCATCGGGCGACATCGAGAGCGATGCGCTGGCTTCGCAGTTGAGCCTGGTCCGCTACTTCCGCAACGAGCGCGGCAAGATCGTGATCGAGAAGAAGGCGGAGCTTCAGCGGCGCGGCATCAAGTCGCCCGACCATGCGGATGCGTTCGTGTTGACGTTCGACGATCGCGGCAGCGACTACAGCTGGGACAACGTCTAGCGAACCTACATCGGCGCCAATGCTCGCCGTAACGTCGCCGCCATGTCAGGCCGCCTCGTCAACGTCCGCCCGAAGCCGGGCTTCCTGATGGACGGCGCCGGCGAGATCATCCCGGCACGCCAGAACGTGGTCCCGTTCCGCGACCGTTTGACCAACGTCATGTCCGGCATGGGCACGACCGCCGATCGCCGGGTGTACGATCGCTATGCGTTCGTCCCGATCAGCGCGGCGGAAAGCGAAGCCGGATATCGCGACGACTGGCTGTGGCGCAAGATCATCGACGTTCCGGCGCTAGACATGACCCGGGCGTGGCGCGACTGGCAGACGGAGAGCGCGAACATCGAAGCGCTCGAGGCCGAAGAGAAGCGGCTGCAGCTCAAGCACAAATGCAAGCGCGCGCTGATCCTGTCGCGCCTGTACGGCGGCGCGGCGCTGCTGCTGGGCACGAACGATCCCGATCCGTCGCAGCCGCTCAATCCGTCTCGCATCGGCAAGGGCGGCCTCACTTACGTTCATGTATTGTCGCGGCATCAGCTGACGCTCGGCAACCAGCGGCTAGACCCGGCTGATCCGTGGTTCGGCAAGCCCGATTATTTCGAGATCAACACGAGCTCGAAGGATCAGCAGGTGAAGTTGCATCCCTCGCGCATCGTCGAGTTCATCGGACAACCGGTGCCGGAAGGGTCATGGTACGGCAGCGCCGGAATGACGGGCGGGTCTTGGTTCTGGGGCGATCCGCTTGCACAGTCGATCCAGTCGGCGGTGAAGAACGCCAGTCTTGCGCAGGATGGCTTCGCGGCGCTCATCGATCGGGCCGCGGTCGACGTGTTCAAGTTCAAGGATCTGATGAGCGTCGTCGGGACCGAGGATGGCGAAAAGCAGATCAAGGCCCGCGTTGCGTGGACATCGCGCGCCAAGTCGACCCATCGCGCCATGCTGCTCGATGCCCAGGACGAATGGGAACAGGCCCAGATGGTCTGGGCCGGAATTCCGAACGTCATCGATGCGTACACGCTGCTCGTCGCAGGCGCCGCGGATATTCCGATGACGCGTCTGCTCGGTCAGTCGCCGCGCGGCCTGCAATCGACGGGAGACGGCGAGGAGCGCGACTATCAGTCGATGATCAAGGCGCGGCAGGACGAGCTTCTGGCACCGGCGCTCGATCGCATCGACGAGCTGCTGATCCCGTCCGCGCTCGGCAGCCGTCCGAGCGATATCTATTACGAATTCGGCCCGCTGCAGGAGGAAAACGAGAAGGACGGCGCGACCATCGAGTTCCAGCTCAGCCAGGCGGTCAAGAATTATTCCGACACCGGCCTCATTCCCGACATGGCGCTGGCCGCCATCGTCAAGAACCGTTTCATCGAGAGCGGACGCTGGCCCGGGTCCGAAGTTGCGTTTGAGGAAGCGGAAGCCGCAATTGCTGCCGATCCCTCGCTCGATCCCGCGAATGACGATCCTTCGGCGCTGACGCAGCCACCGGTAGAACGCCAGCGCGGCGTTTCGGCTCTCAAGAAGAGCGGCGCGATCACGGCGGACCAGGCGAAGGCGCTTCTCGCCGATGCAGCTCCGCGCTCGCTCTACGTCAGTCGTAAGCTCCTGAACGCCGCTGACGTGATCGCATGGGCCAAGGGTCAGGGTTTCGAAACGACGGTCGCAGCCGACGAGATGCACGTCACGGTGCTCTATTCGCGCACGCCGGTCGATTGGATGGCGATGGGCAATGCGTGGGACGAAGATCAGAACGGCCAACTACGCGTCGCGCCGGGCGGCCCGCGAATGCTCGATCGCTTTGGCAGCGTGGCCGATGCCGTCGTGCTGCTGTTCAATTCATCGTCGCTGAGCTGGCGCCACGAGGACATGATCAGCAAGGGCGCGAGCAGCGATTACGCCGACTACGCGCCGCACGTCACGCTGAGCTATTCGGTCCCGGTTGACTTTGATCTGTCGAACGTCGAACCGTACCAAGGCGCGCTCGTGTTCGGTCCGGAGGTGTTCACCGAGGTCGTGGACGATTGGAAGTCCGGCATCACCGAGGAGTGAGGCGGTGAAGTTCGATCTCGCCGCCATGGCCAAGCGTCCGTCGCGCAAGCCTGTCACGCTCGCCAACATCGCTCCGACAAAAGCGCAGGCCGACGATCTATTCGCACTCTACGCCAGGATGCTCGCGATCTGGACGGCGCGCATTCCGAACGTCATTGCCGAATATAAGCGCACGCTGGAGAAGATGACGACCGACAGCGCGGAAACGACGGCCGGCGAGCTCGATGGCATTGCTGCCGAAATCCAGCGGCTGGTGATCTTGCTGACGCCGGATCTGCGGCAATGGGCCCTTAGGCTCGAGTCGGTCCAACGCGGCAAATGGGTGCGGTCCGTGCTCTCCGCGATCGATGTCGACCTCAACACGGTTTTGACGGCCGGCGATGTGGAGGACACGGTTGGCGCGGCGATCAACTGGAACGTCAGCCTGATCCGTGACGTGAGCGCGCAGCTGCAGCAGAAGATCGCGAACGCCATCTTCGCCGGCTTCCAGCGGCGCGCGCCTGCGGAAGAGATCGCTCGCGAGATCAGGGACGCGGTTGGCATGGCTCGCTCGCGGGCG